TTTGTGCATTCATAAACTGCTGCTGTTCATATCTATTTCTATATTCTTGCATCCTATCAGCCTGTCTTTGCTGATTAAGTCCATATGCGTTAAGGTATCTATTTACAGCACTTCCATCATATCTAGTTGGTGCATGATATGCATTATATTTTTCAAGATAATCTTTACTAGCATATCTACTTCTTCTTTCATCAGCCTTAGTATTTAGATTAATATCTTTTCTTGCTTCTGACTGTTCAATATCTTCTTTTCTAGCTATGGTTGAATATCTTTTTCTTCGTTCTTCACTACTTAAATTTGCCATAATAACCTAACTCCTTATTTATGGTATTTTTTATAATATGCATTAGCTTGTGCTTGAGTTAATGTTCCTTGTGCAACTAGATTTTTTAAATGATTATCAATTGCATAAGATGATGATTGTGAACCTTCTTTTCTTAACTGTTGTTCAAGTTCTGATTCAGGATCATAATTACCCCAATAAATATTATAAAGATTCTGGCCTTCTTTCCTTGATATAAGTCCTCTATCTTCTAATTGTTCAAGATAAGCTGTAAACTTACTATCATCACTTGAATTGCCATAACCAAAGTTTTCTAATCTTTTATATACATCATTAGGTAAATCTTTTACTGATGTACTTCTTCCCGAACCTTTAGAACTAGCACCTAAGATTTTTGCAGCACTTGCAGCTCTTGTAGCTTCAATATCTGCATCTGCTTTTCGTCTATCTAAATCATACTGTAGTTTCTGCATTTTCTGATTAAATGCTTGATTCTGTTTAGATAAGTTATAATCTAAAGCAAACTGATTATTTGCACTCATTTGTTTGTACTGATCTAAATCATTACCTGCATTAGTACTATAAATCTGATATAACTGATTAATCTTATCATTGTTATCTGCAACTAAATCACGATATTTTCCATAATCCCTGGTATACATCTGCTGTGCTAAATCATACTGATTTAATAACTCTTGTCCTTCCTGATTATATACATCCCTTGCTTGTGCATATAGTTCAGGTACTTTATCATTTAACTGCTGCATGTACTGGTTATAAGCCTGTTGTCCTGCTGCTGCAGCATAACTGTTACCAAAACCACCACTTAACTGTGCAGCTTGTCCCATTGTATCTTGCATAGCTGTGTTACCTAGTGCTTTATATTGTTTAGCATACTGCTGATACAATGCATCTTTATTCATATCATATTCAAAATTAGGTCTATTCTTATAATTGTTATAAGCATTAGCCATTTCCTGTGTATAAGCACTATTAAATTTAGGCTGATTTTTCATTTGATTCTGTAAAGCACTATAAGCATTAGTTACATTCTTTCCAGGTTTATATGTGCTAATACTTTTTATTGTATTAAAAGTATTAGTTGTATTATTCTGTCCATATGCACTATTTAATTGATTCTTTGTAGGTTTTTTATTAAATAATTTTGTACTTGATTTACTCATATTTACTCCTTTAATAAATTGTAACTTTTGAATCTATTTCACTAAGTTTATTTTTTATTTCATCATTTAAGTTTTCATAGCTTAGATTACTATTCATAGTATTGTTTAAATAATTGTGTAAACTAGTAACATATTCAAATAAATTTTGTATATCTTTTTTATCATCACCTGTTAAAGATGGTGGTGGTTCAATACTCCATTTCATTAATATTCACTTCCTTCTGAAATATCATAAGTAATACTATATATGATTACATTTCCTTTACCTTCAATTTTATACTGCATTGTTTCACATCTTTGTGGGATAATACTAATTATTTCAGTCTTAGGATAATCATCTGTATTAGAAATAGTTCTTACTTCTTCCCATTCATCATTATAATCATATTTAAAACTTATGCTTATCTCTGCATCAGGATCTAAATGCATTTTAAATAACATTTTGGTTATGTATTTTTTGTTTGTACCTTCTTTAATCAACCATCCTGATTCTGCATACCATTTAAAATCATCTTCTGCTGTAGCATACGGACTTTCATTAAGGTTTCTACCTATACAGGTTATGAATGTATGCTGTAAATCATCATCACATAATTCCTTATGGAAAGTATATAAATCATTAGATACATTTATGATTCTAAATGTTCTAGGATTATAATCCTGGTGTTTATACCATTGATTTAAGTCCATATCATAATCAAGTAAATAAGTCTTATTTGTTTCCTGTTCTACTACTGCAGCTATGTAATGTCCTTCTTTTTCACCTGCAAATATATTCTTAAATCGCTTATCACCTAACTGTCTATCAATTCTTTCAGGCTGATTTCCTGTATAATAAACAAATCCACCTTTTGAATAATAAATAAGATAATTACCTACTCTAACAATCGAATTACTACAACCATCTTTAATACCATCATAATAATCATATGATATGTTATAAGAAGCTGGTGTATTACCTGTTACTCTATGAATACAATTTTCTTTAAAGAATATAGGTGTATTATTAAATACTGCTGCACCTGTAAATTTACCAGGGCTTCCAATAGTTGCAGCATAACTATCTGTAGATATACCTATAAATTGTTTCCATATACTAGGATCACCTAACTTTGAAGCATAAATTTCATGTTTATTACTACTACAAGCAAATAGTCTGTTTCCTTCTTGTACGATAAAGTCCAAATCGTTATATAATACATTTTTTATTTCTAAATTCATTAAATTATCTTGTGAATAGGAAGTTGTAACATCATATCTACTTTGCTGCAATACCTCATAAATATTTGCTGTCTGTGGTTCTCCTCTAACACTAAATGTCGTATTCCAAACATTTACTCCTTTAAATATGAATTCAACATAATATCCATCAATTACTACTTTAAATAAGTTAAGATCTCCATTAAGTTTTCCTTTAAAGGTATGACTAAAACCACTAACATTAATAGGTAAATTAATTTCTTTTCCTAATTCAATTTCTTTTTCTTTAAATCCTTGTCTACAAGCATCTAAAGAATTATATCCTAATAATCTATAATGAATTGCTAAAGTAGTATAGTCATCTTGTGGCATCCACATAGAAGTGGAATTGTAATATTTATATATTTTTCCTTCTTTTGCATCACCTTCACCTTTAAATTCAAAATAATATCTATCAGATGATTTAGCTCTTGTTTGTGCTTCTCCACTATGAAAATATCCTGTATCAGAAGATGTATATGCTCCATGTGTTAATTCCATAGTATGACCTGATTCATAGTGTGCATATTCATCACCATTTTCTGTTGAAGCAAATAAATAAATATACTTTGTTGTTTCATCAATAGCATTAGGATCTAAAGTTATTTTTTTATTTAAAGAAATTGTACTTCCTGTTTTTATATTGTATTTAATCCAATCAGGATAAATAACAATATCACCACCCATAACAACCATTATTCGATTATAGTTTTTCCAATTGGTATCACTAGAAATTGCTGATTTACTTTGCATAGTTGCATTATCAATTACAACATAAACATTCCCATCTTTTGCAAGTTTTTCAATCTGAAAATTATTTCCAAGTTTTATTGCATAATATAAGTCTGTATCATATGCACACCATCCATGCATATCATCAGATACATTCTGATTTCCTATTCCATATGCACCTTTATTAAGATAATAATTTTTTCTTCTAGTACTAAAGTATGGATATTCATGTGAATCAATGTTTTCCATATCGACAAATTCACTATTTCCTGCATTGTTTCTGATTTTTAATCCATTAAACTCTGTTATTGCAGCTCTATTTTTATTAATTCCATTTATATTCATAGCTTATACCTTTATAAAGTTCCTTCCTTTAGTTCTATAAGTACGATTTATAAAGTCCCTATAATTTCTATATTTATCTTCATACATTGCATAATTATTATTGTAAAAATCAATTTCCTGCTGTATTAAGTTAATCTGTGCTAGTACATAGTACACATATAATTCATCATATGGTGCTACTGCTAATAATTCTGTATCTTCATCATCATCAACATTATAACCATCAAAGGTTTCTATATTATCTTTTTTATATTGCAGCAAATCATTAAATATACTTCTATCTAATCTATCTAACCATTTAATTTTTTGGTTTCTATCAATAGAATTATTCTTTGCAATTCTATCAACTTCATCCAATACTTCATTAATTGTCATATTTATTCTCCTTTAAAAAGAAAAGGGCAAGATTTTACTCTTGCCCTAATATAATAAAATTAAAATTCCATACCCTGATTATCTTTATCAGTAACAAAATCAGTATAATCTTGTGCTTCATCTTTTGCTTTTTCAGAAGTCATAATAATATTATAAACTTCAACTGGTATGCTAACTTTTTGACCTTTTTGAATAAGATAATTTTTTCCATTAAGACCAACAAACTGTTCATCTTCTTCTTTATGTCCTCTTACCTTAGTAATAAAAATATCTCTAAATTCTCTTTTTTTAGGACTATTAATAACTACATTTTCATTTTTCTTAACTGCCATATTAATTCACCTTAATTAGCATCGTCAACATCACTAAAATCAGAAGCACATTCAACTCTAAGAAGTCTTTCTTCCTGAAGAATTTTAGCTGTGTAACCTGTAATCTTCCAACCTACTGTAGCTCTCTGATTTAATGGATCTTCTGAACCTGCTGAACCTTTCTGTTTTGCAATGATTTCTAAAGCACCACCTTCAACATCGACTACACCATAAGCTCCTTTACCAATTACTAAACAACCATATGTTGCAATATCCATATCTGTATCTGTTTCACCACCTGTACTCTTATAAACTTTAGCTTCAGATGATACAACAAATCTAATTTTGTAAAGTCTACCAATTTCACCTTCAAAGATTTTCTTAACATTACTATCAGTATATTCCTGAACACCAACCCATTCTGGATTAGTAATTAAATCAAACTCAACATAAGGATGAATAATACATACATAATATCCATCATATGTTGGTACGTTATTTTTCTTCATAATAGCTGCTGCCTTAGCTGCAACTCTAGGTGTAAATTTATTAGCTGATGTTAAATCAGCACGAGATACTGGTGTTTCATGAGTTGTTGCATTTTCTGCAAAAAGTACATTTGTACCTGTATGTAACTCATTTCTAGTAACTGTATCGAGTGTTGCACCTGCATTATCAGCAATTAATTCTGTAGCTTCGGCCATATTATTGTCAATTGCATACAAATCAAGCTGATCTGTCATCATAACATAGTTACCATACTGTTCACAAGTAGCAACTACTGTTGATACTGATAACTTATCACCCTTAGGTGTAACACCTTCTGTTAATGGTGTTAATGCTTTAGGAAGTGTTTTATACTTTCTAAATTCTACTGTCTTACCACTATTTCTAGGAATTGGAACTTTCTTACCGAACTGCTGATGCACTAAATTAGGCTTTGCATTCTCTAAAAGCACCTTTTCATAGAAAGTTTTCATTTCTGCGGTAAGATCATTACCTGGTGTATTTGATGTTGTTTTATTAATAACTCTTTCATCATCAAATAATTTTAAATCTAAAATAAACTTATCCATAACTAACTCCTTTATTATAAATTAAAGGATATATATAAGACTTATTTTAGTGTTATTCGTTCATAACGTGAACGAGCGATTAATTTGTCTAAATCATCCTTAGTCATATCGTTAATACTAGTACGAGCAACACTTCCTGTTATACCTGAACCACCTTCAACTGGACGACTTTTATTTACCTTTACACTATTAGCAATCTTTTCAGCAGTTTTATCAGCAACTGCCTTCATAGCCATAGTGAAAATTTCAGGATGTAATAATTCATATACTTGTTTCATATCAAATCCATCTTTAGTATATCTAATAAATCTCTCTTTAGTATCAGCTTCTAACACTTCATGATCTAGATCAAAATCAGGATAAAACTTTTTAACTTCTTCTGCCTGAAGCATAAGATTCTGTATGAACTCTGCATTTTCTTGTTCCATCTGTTTGGATTCAAGAATTCTTGACATAGCTTCATTTTCACGTTCCATTTTTTTCATATTTTTTAGAACATCAACTGGAATTCCTCTTTCTAATGCTTCATTTTCATATAAAGCATCATCATCATAAATAGCATTTATGAAGTCTTCAGGACTTGCATCTGCCTTTAATCCATAACGACTAGCGAGTGTTTCCATTAAAGGAACATAACTATCAAGTTTAGCCTGTGTATCTTTAACGTTTTTAAAACGTTTTTTTATAACACTATTAACTGCTTTTTTATAATCGTCTTTATATTCTCCTTCAATCAATTCTTCAAAACTTGGTTTTGTTGATTCATCACTCTTGGCGAGAGAGTTATCATTATTGTCTTCATTGCTATTTTTAGCATTGTCAACAACATCATCTGCCTTCAAGCCGTCGTCACTTGCAATTGCAGCACCTTCTGCTGCACCGACCGAACCTTCATCAAATAAATGAAGATTAAATAAAAATAAATTTTTCATAAATCACTCCTTGATTTATTAAATAAGTGGGTTTTAATCTGTGGTAAGTCACGACCTTATTTATATTAATCTTTTCTTTCATCTATCACCTCTAGTCTTACGTTATCGGGATAAGTATCCGCAAGACCAGAATATCCCGTAGTGACAAACTCAAGATAAGAATATATACTTTCATCAGTTTCTCCCATAAGTGTAACAACTCCTGATTCTTTTATAAGATTACTATCTAAACACCCCTTTAATGATAGTAATCTTACAAAAGTTTCTGTTATAGTAGAAACACTTGCACAAACAATGTCATTACCTGGATTGTATTGTGCATGTCCTACTAAATTAATTGAGAAGTATTTGGGAGATATAAGTATTTTTATATCTATCATAATATTTATATCACTTTCCTTTTTTAAATTTCTACCCAGTACTACCCTTTTTTAAAAATTTTTTAAATTTTTTTTAACGAGGTGTAATAGATGCATTTTGTTGTTCTCTTGCACGTTCAGTAGTACCACCTTCATTTGTACCATCTAATGAAATCATACCATCACCACTAGGCATAGGCTGTGCTATAGCTGCACCATTCATATCAACTTCACCCATAGGATTTATTTCACCACCTGTAGCTTGTGCTAACAAAGCACTCAATTGTGCAATCTGCATCTGCATCTGCTGTAACTGTTGAAACATTGTTCCATTTGCTTGTACTTTTTCAATAACCTTATCTTTATGGTCGAAATCCATAATGTCTAAACAAGCAAGTGCCTGATCTGACATTTGAGGATTAAACAATCCCATATTATAAAAATTAATAGCAAGTTCATTTTGTTCCATTCTGTTATATGTAGTATTTTTCTGAATAGATACTTCAATATCAAATAAAGGTAATCTAAATCCCATATCCATTTCAAAATCAACACCTTGTGCTTGTGGAGCAATTTTTGAATTATCATAATCTACAAAATTCATTTGTCCATCTTCACCCATAATTCTGAATTGTCTAGGTTCATTGTAAAACTGTCTTATTAATTCAATAACGATATATATAATATCTTTATAACTTCTCCAACTAGTCTTAATCTGACTTCTGGAAGTTTTTCCTGCTGCTTCCTGCATAGCTGCAATTGCTGATGCAGCTGTAATACCAGAAGGTACACCACTACCATTAGATACATCTGTATTACCAGTTGTATCTTTCATTTCATTAATTTTAGCATCCATTAATGATAATAATGCACCATTAAATTCAGGTATAGGACACCATCTAAAGTTATCATCACTTAAGTTACCATTAGCATGAAGTAGATCATTTTCTGCATCAGTAAATTCTTCCTGATTTAATCCAACATCATCTCTTACAATTGCTCTAGGTTTACTTAATAATGCAAGTTTAAGTGCTACCTGATTTAATCTATCAATGTATTTTTGTGGTTCTTTGCATATATCAATGTAAGATAAGCCACAAATACTTGATTCAATAGGAAACATTGTTTCAAAAACAAAAGGATATAATGCATGGTTATAATATCCAACTTCTTTATATTCTTCCATATTTTCAGAAGCATATAAAACATAATCACCTGTATATTTACAATAGTGTAATATAACATTTCCTTGTGAATTAACTTTCTTGTAATACCATTCAACCACTAATACTTTATCTGAATTATCTATAGGATCATCATGCTGATAATCTGATAATTCAGTTCCATTAGGTAAAGTAACATTAACCAATTCTGGATAAGAAGCATTAATACTTTCTCTATTTACTAAAGATAATAAGAATACATTAGATGATTCCTGAATATCATGTATACCAGGTTCCCAATATAAATTTAATAATTCTATTTTCTTAATATCAATATCGCCTAAACCGTTATTCTTTGTACCATTCCAAAATACTCCATAAACAGAAGTACCTGTTTTAAGTTTATACCATTGTTCATCGCTATAAGTCTTTTCAAAATTAGCCTGTTCAAGTATAACTGGTATAATTTCACTTAACCTTTTAGCTTCACTTTCATCATCTGCAGCTCTTGGTAAAATATTAGGCATAGGATAAGATTCCATATAATCTGAATACTTAGCCATCATACAGTTGAATAACCATGCACTTGTAGGTTTAATTTCATTAGGATTACCTGCTTCATCTTTTGCAACCATAATATCCCAATGTCGCTGTCGCCACCATTGTTCATTTTCTTTAATTCTATTTTCAAGTGATGCTTTACCTTCTTTGTATCTTTCTAATACACCATTTGCTTTTAAAATAGTTTCTTTAGTAACTACATCAGTATTAATTACTGTTTCACCACCTCTAAAATCATCTGACTTGTTTAATTCATCAAAATTGTATCTTTCAAAATCAGCCATAATAACTCCTTATCTATAATTTTTATATCTTTGTCTTTGATTTAATGGGTCAAATCCACCATATTTATTATTATCTACTGTTGGTATCTTAGCTTTTAATGGTCTACTCATACACATATACCTAGTTTCATCAGCAACATGGTCTTCCATATCTGTATCTACATCTTCTGGTTTAGTTTCTGAATACAATAATAAAGGAATCGTTCTGATAAAGGCCTTACATGTATTAAATATATACATCATAGGATAACCATTTTCATCAAATTGGAATCTATAATGTATCTGTTGCCATCCTGGAATTCTTGCATTATCGCCTGGAGTAAAATATATCTGATATTTTAAAGCAATATCATTAATACTTTCACCTTTACTACCTTCCCATATAGCTGGATCAGCAATACCATGTATATTTTTATCTTTTAACCATCTATGTGTTTTTTCAATTTCTTTTATTTTTGCAAATTGTTCATTTGCAGTAAGTTTTATACCTGTATTAGGTTCTTTAGTACATCCATAGTATTCTAATATTCTATAGAACACACCATCTTGATCTACTGCCCACCATGCACAACTAAAAGGTTTTGAATAACCAAAGTCATAACTTCTATATATTTTCCAATATTTTGGAATCTCAAAAGGTTCTATTACATGTGTCCATTGTCTATCAAGATAATGTTTTGGATCATCAACAAAGTCTTCAAAGAATTGTCCTTCAAATATATTCCAATCACCATATAACCAGGCCTTCCTTAAGTTTTCAGGAAGTGCTTCCAATTGTTGTTTATATTCAGGCTGCATTTCCATTAAGGCTGTATTATCATCAACCAATGCCTGAATAAATTCATAATCATCTGGGTTTTCACCCTCATTATAGTTTCTATCAATAAATATTCTTTTAATGTAACCATGTCCCTGTCCACCTGGGTTACAGGTATAATAAATTCTTTTAGGAAAGTTATTAGTACCACGACAAGAAGCTGTAATAACTTTCATCTGATGTTCTGAAAGCTGTGTTGCTTCATCAATAAAAATAATATCGTATTCCACACCCTGAAAGTTATCTGTATCCTTGTCCTTGCTGCAGTATTGTAAAGTAATAGTACTTCCATTGTAAAAAGTAAATTTCTTTTTACTTTGGTTATACTTTGCAATACCTAATAACATCTGTCTTAATTGTGTTACATGGTTTTCTTCAAGTTCTTTATATGTTTTTCTAACTATACATATTCTTATTCCAGGATATTGAATTGCTAATAGTGATGCTTTTACTCTTACTGCCCACGATTTACCACCACCTCTAGCACCACCATAACCTATATGTTTCTTACGTGCTAGAAATAATCTTTTCTGTTTTCTATTAGGACGAGGTATATTTAATGTTATCATTCAAAATATTCCTCACTTCCATCAATAAAATTAATCTGGACTTTATCATCATCACTATTAAATTGTTCATCCATCTGTAACCTTTGAGTAAGTACTGCATTACATGTTGATATAGCACGACAAGCTAACTCAATTCTTTTTGTATCAGCTACTCTAGTTTCAACTTGAAAAGGTGCGCCACCTTCTAATCTTTCCTTAGGACTGGTATATTGCAAGAAGAATTGATTTTCCTCATTTGTTATATCAACTAATAATTTACTCATTTGATCCATAGACTTATCTAGTCTTTTTTTAATTTCAAGGTAATCAACTATTTCTTGTTTCTTACCTTCTTCAATCATTTCTTTAGCAATCTCTTTATTATATGCTTTTCTTTTTTCATCCCACTTATTTTTCTTTCTAACCTTATAAAGTTGATTTGCAGTTATACCATATTCAGCTGCAAAATCTTTCATTTTTATATCTTTTGCTGTAATATAAGCTGCTTCCATCTTATCATAATCAACTTTTATTCGAGGTTTACTTTTAGAAGACTTAGCTTTTGTACTTTTTTTTGCGTTTTTCTTCATAACTTCTCCAATTCCCACTTAACTTAACAATATCACTTTTAATTTTAAAATTTCTACCCACTATTTACTTTACTTTCGTGTATAAAAAAACGTTACTAAACGTTACTAAACGTTATTCAACGTAAATCAATGTAAAAATAAAAAAAAGGAATCCTATAAGGATTCCTTCTCGCAATGCTCTTTGAGTTCTTCTCTTGTCATTTAATCACTCTCCTATCTATCCTTGAACAATTTTCCACACTCATCACATTTGTATATTGAATATCCATCCTGTTTATACAATGCTTGTTTTCCCATCATTTGATTTCCACTCATACAATGTGGGCATTTCACCCATACTTCTCCGTGAAAGCAGGCTCCAGCTAATGCATTCGGGATTTTCAAGCTATAATTATATTTATTCATTTAATCACTCTCCTTATCTGTTAACTGATTTAGTAATCTATCCCACTCATTATGGTATCTATTAAGTCTTTCAACGTCTTCATCCGTCCATCTAAATTTAGTTTTAACATCTTCGAGTGCCTCATCCCATCCAAAAACAATTCCGTAAATCCACGCCGAACGTCTGTCTTCACTCCAATCTCGAACATCAAAAGCAATAGTCATTTTTATACTTTTAAGACAATTAGTATTTATTACAGGCATACCATACATACCATCGGTATTATAACTATTATTCATCCTTCATTCTCCTTATCATATGGGCATTTTGTATAATCATTAACGTGCATATACAATGCCTTAAATGAATTACAATACCCACATTTCATATAATGCTTGTCCCTGTACTCAAAATAATTAGGACATTTACTGCATTTTTGTTCTAATTCTTTAAGCCTTTTATTTTTCTGTTTGTTCATTTGTCTTTCTTACCATTTTAGCTATTCTATCTTTATCCCAACATTGAGGATCAGATAATCTAGGACATAATGTATCTCTTAATTTCTGCTGCTTACCTAATTTACATGTTTTACAATTTCTATTGTTTTGATAACATATCTGCTGCAGCTCCATTAAGTATTCTATTGCACCTCTCATTAATCGCCTTCTCCATTCCATATATAATCTACTTCTTCATCATCTACATTACAACTAATATGTTTTACTGACTGACCTGTTTCATCATTTACAATAGTTATAGTTGCTATAGGAAAGTTTTCATCACAATTAATAAAAAGACTTACATCCCTTTGTGTCCCTTTAATCATTTTTCTAATATCTTTCATATAACCAATTATTAATTCCAATTCATCTTTATTTAAGTCCATCATCTTCTCCTTTATTCATTTGTATCTCTCTCATTTTTATTTTTTTCATAACAGTTGCTATATCTTCTCTTACGCTAAAATCCCAATTATCTATAATTACCTGTGTTGCGTTATCAGTTGCACTTAAAGCATTTATCTTGTCTATATCTATTAGTATTACTTTATTGTCATAATCTCTATGTAAAACTATTATATTATCTAATTTCATTTAATCATTCCTCATATCTTTAAAATTCATATTCATGTATTTTTCAACAATAGGTTTACTCTGCCAGTCTTTTACTGCTGCAAAGTGTGTGATTTTTGGATTCTTACAAGGGATAGTATAATTACATCCATTGTATGTACTAGGTAAATCATAAATATAACCCTGACACACTTCATTAAAACAATCTTGTTCCATAAAATCATATTTACGTTCATTAAGTCTTTTAATAACTTCATCAACTATCTTATCTTCTCTTAACTTTTTAAGGTTATATAAACAAACACCAATGTTAGTATAAAAATCCATCTTTTCATACTTACCACCTTTACAACAGTCTGGTTCTGCTGCAGCTGCAAAATAATAATCTGTAATATCAATATTCCATAATTCATCAATATTTTCATTTACAATAATGTCGCAGTCTAAAACAAGCATTTTATCATACTGTTTAAATAACTTAGCTACAGTTGCTCTCATTAATGCCATATATGTAAATCTTGAAGTCATATTAGGACTATCTTCTTTAAAATACTTTTTATATTCCTCAGATACATTCATACATTCAATGTAGTCCGGAAGTGGTTCATCAATATAATCCTGAATAGAATCATCCTCTATCAGCAAATACACCTTATCTACACTACTATGTTTTACTAGTGACATTACACTTGCTATCATTCCTGGATAT